TTTACCTTATGGTAACATGCATCTTTTTCGCCTTCGTGTATTTGTGTAGATTCTGTTTTCACGTTAATTGCTTTTCCTTTTCTGTTTGGGTTAGGATCTTGCTTGTTTTTGCGACGAAAGGCTGCATCTTCCTCTTTTTTATTTAGCGATCTCTTCATTTTAGATGAACCGCATTTTGGTTTTGTTGTTTGTCCTGGCTGTTTGGCACAGGGTTTTCCTGCATATTTACCACCGAGTTGCACCCAACCAGGCTTCCCATCAGAAGACTTACTCTTAGAAAACCAGTCGTGGAGAGAACTATCACCGCTTTTGTTTTTCTCGACAATTTCATTGTTTTCTTTTGTGATACCTGCTTTTGCTCGCTCTTTCTCAGCGACTGATTTGATGAGCATTTTCAGTATAGCACGTTTTCCGTATGGGTTGCGAGTTTTAGTTGCCATAGTGCATTGCAGGTTTGTTAGTTTTACCTAGTTTACCTTTTCTGACTTTTGTGCCAGAGGTTTCACCTTGACCAGATGGATTTTTACCAGGTTTTGCTTTACCTAGAGTAAATGATTTAGATGGTTTCTTAGATTCAGTATCATGTAGTCTAGCAGGTTTACCTGCTTTCTTAGTAATTACTGATTCTTGACCATGCTTTCTACCGAGACGACGCATGATTTTACCGAAACGACGTTTAGACATTCCTTTCTTAGGACTCGTTTGGTATGAAACCTCACGACCTGTGCCTTCACCCGAAGAATATTTATATTCTCCAACCCCTTTTTTGTAACCGATGCCTTTTTTCTTGAGGTCTTTTTCGAGTGATTTTCTACTTGATCTATTTTTCTTTTCATCTGTTCCTCGATCAGCAGAAATATTTCCAGTAGTCTTTGACTTCGCTTTAGAAAGCATCCTAGTAGTAGGATTACCTTCAACTAAATCAATAAAATCTTTGTAGTACATAACTTTTAAATTGTCTTTTAATGCCAACTTATTAGCGGTGAGTGTCATGACATCTTTGTCACGTTTACCATATAGACTTTTAAATCTTTTTGCACTTTTGGCTTTCATACCACGGATGATTCTCTCCGCTTCTTGGTTAACAGGACCAAGTTCGGGAGCACCAAACCCTTTAGGTTCAGTCTTTTTACCTCCGTAGTATTTCTTTGCCTCTTGCATTAGCCACCAACGACTTGAATTTCTTCAAGAACAATAGCATTACCAGTAACAGCAACTTTGATTGCACGTTGTACGATTGCCTGAGCACCTGAGGAATATGTGTAGTCTGCAGATGCACTTGATGAATCTACATCTGTGCTAATTTTATTTCCTACAACAGCAGTTATCTTTTTACCTGCAGTTCCTGCAGAAAGAAAATTACTGTCAATAGCAGGTGATGTGCCATTATCTACAACTGCGATAAAATCACCACTTGAGAATGGATGTGCATCTCCTGTTGCTTGTATATGATGACCTAAGATATAATCTGCAGTAGAATCATCTACTCCTTTAACAATCTTTGCTTGACCAGGTTTACCACCTTTCAAAAGCAATGCTTCATCTTGAATCAATGTGATAGCGGGACCATCATTGAATGCTATAGTAGCATCGCCAGCAGTAGCGACTACTCTATAGTAACCAGTTTGAACTGTCTGGTATTCAGTCGCATCTGCTGCAACAGCATTAGTGCTTAATACATTGAGAACTGACATGTCGTGTCTTGTTATTTCTTGTCCTTTTTATTTATCTCTTTTTCCTTCTTTAACATTTTTTGTAACTCTGCAGTGCTACCAACAAACATAGTATTGTTTACTGTAGCTGGCATATTCTTTTTACCTTCTTCATCTAAATCTTTCATTTTCTTTTGTAGATCAATTAACTTATCAGCAGTATCTGCAACGTTCTTAATAAGTTGACCTGCCACTTCATACGCACGAGGATGATCAGATGCTTCTGCAACATCTAAAATACCATCAACTGCCTGTTGACCTTTCATTACAAGACTATGTAATGCAGCACGAGAAACCTCATAGTCTGATTTTACATCTTCACTATCAGTTTTCTTTATAATTGGTTTTACTTTTTCAACATGCTTTTGTAGTTCTGAAGGTTCAGAACCAAATGCGTCATTTAAACCATCAAAGGGGTTAGTCATTTTTCTTGTAACCTCTCTACAACTGTTTTTGCTTGCATTGGTGCTACATCATTTAATCCATTAGCATCAAACCATGGTGCTTCTTCCCAATCAAATCCTTCACCAAATGTATTGTCAGGTGACATAACATACCAATGACATTTTGCATCAGGTACATCTACTGCACACACAGCCCAATCATCTGCCCATTGAGGCACTTGAACATACATCACTGGCAAGTGATTTGCACTAGCAATGCTTGGTAATCCTATTAGAGCTACCCATACTAAAGTTAATACAATAAAAATTTTTATCATGTTATTGTCTCATCAGCACCACTTGTAGGATTACGTTTCTTATTATCTGTAAAGTCAGAATCTACTATACCAAATCCAAAGTCATCATCAGCATCTGCTGAGATTGGGTTTGGTTGAATAGTATAACGAACTTCTCTTGGTGCAGATGTAGTATTGACATCTGTATACATGTCTGTAATTGTCTTCTTGATAACCTTGGACTCTGTAACAGGACCGTATAAGTATGTCTTCATTGTAAACTGAAGAGTATAAGTAATCGCTCTTCTTACTGCAAATTCTCCTTCGTAAATATCTTCGTATTCTACATTAGTTAATACAATAGGAACGTCCCTAGTTTCATTCATAGTAGGAACTAACTTAATTGATAGGTTATAATGAGGTTGAAAAAATGGTAATATCTGTTCTACAATTTGTAATGCATCTTCCTGATTCTTTGATATAATACCCATCTCAAATGATAGGTTATATGGAACAGGCATAAACATGTTCTTATTCTTTTCTGAAGTAGAAGCGATTCTTACCTTTTGTGTTGGTGATACTTTTCTAGTAGAATCATATTCAAGACCATTAATTTCAAAAGAAATTCTTGGTAAAGTAATTTGAACTCGTTTATTAGTTGGATCGGGAACTTGATCAAGACGTGCTAAGAACTTTGCTTTAGGTCCATAAGCTAGAGGAACTTTCATTACCTCGTCACTACGACGTAATTCTATATTGTTGAATAAAGTTCCAAACGCAACAACTGATCTTCTAAAGATCTCGTGATATGAATAAGTGCCTAGCATAATTAAACCGTAGTGTCAGTAGATGAACCAAATGATCCAAATGGATTTGTTTCTGTGAAGTCTATAATATCATTATCTAGTGTTTCAAAATCGTAATTTTGATCAATAGAATCCGCAGTGTTAACATTATTTAGTGTATTGTATGATGCAGAAGTCCATGCAGCACCTGAGCTCTGTCCTGTGACAGTCTCAGGAATAGTAAAGATACCGCTTCTATTAAAGACTTGTAACTGTCTTGTACTAGAATCCCATGCCTTAACTTCAGCAGTTACGTTGGATGTGCCTCCAGCAACAATCTCACCAACTGTGAAATCACCAGTCCCTCCAGTAGCAAAGTTAACTGTAATAGCATTAGCAAAGGCAGTTTCGATTGCATCGATCTCTGCGATTCCTGTGTCGAGATCTTCGTCGCTGTATTCAAAGAGTTCACACTGACATTCCCAAACATAACCTTTTCCTAATTGATAAAATGGTTTCTCTGCTTCTACAAATTTAATTTCAAACAAATGTTTTGTTATTGGAAACCAAATTAAATCCCCTTCGTTGGGTCGTCCTTCGACATTAAGGACTGTAGAGTCATCAACCTTTTCTTTAAATTTTTCACGGGAGAAAACAAAAGTTGTCTTGTCTTCGATACGTACTCCAAATTTGCTAAGTAACTCACCTTGTCCTTCCCATCCTTCAACATTATTGACATATGCTCTAATCGCTTTTGCACTATCAAATTGCGAATCCGAGTCCTCTCCGAGGACCGTATCGCGGTTGACAATCGTTCTCGGAACATAGTAAATATTTTGCCCATAAATTTCAATAGTTTCTACAATAAGATTTTCAATAAATTTCTGCTCTTGAGCAGAACCGTTTACTTGTAAACGTGCACTATTACTATAGTCGCTTTGGACGTAATCCTGTGCAGGTGTATTAGAGATTGCCATTAGTGATTACCCCACTAGGTCTAAAGGTGGTAGTTCATAAGTGCTACGAAGTGTCTCCTCAAGGTCTTTTTTAAATTGACTTGCATCATCTAAAATTTGACGACCATTAAGTGTAACACCACCTATCATTTGAATACCATCATACTTACTTAGGTTTCTTCCCCATTGCTGTTGAAATAATGCTTCAACATAATCCTTCAACCAGTTGTCATTAAACATGCTTGTATAAGTTGTTGGATCTTGTCTCAAAGACATTTCAACTAATAACATATCTCCTGTTGTTAAATCTGCCCAATCCATATCAAGATATAATCTACCTTGATGTTCATTAAATCTTACTCTACGATTCATTTGAGAGTTAGTTACAAAATCTAATGTCTCAAGATATTGTGAAGTCATGAAGTAATGTAAGATATGTCCATGCGTCATAGCATAGATATCGTTTAAAAATATTTGATACTTAATGTTGAATATATTTCCTGGTACTATACTAGATGCACCGATCATTGAGTATACATGATTAACACCTAATGTGCCTGGTGGTAATGAAACATAGTTATCCATTTCATACCATGCAGTGCCACCTGATTGAGAAAACTGTTGTGCAGCAGTTTTAATGGCATCAGTAACCTCTATTCTCATAAAGGTTTTGTAACTACCATTATAATGATACTCTTGATAGTAATCGATTGCTTCATCAATTAGATCATCTAATTGTTCTGTAGCAACGTTAATGTCTATCGTAGGATATCCTAATCTACGAAGAGCATAGTCTTTTAGTTCTGTTTTAGAAGCTGGTTTAGTAGCAGACATTTTTTTATTAACTGAATGAGGATATAGTCAAGGCAGAAACATCATTAGCAGCGACGACTTCTCCAGACTTGAAGAATCCGTCAACATTATCAACAGTGATAGCATTAGTGCCTAGAGCAGTAATGACCCCTGTAGTGCCACTGGTTGCTCCTGTGACAGTCGCTCCCACTTCCATAGTGGTAATGTCACTTAGAGCAAGAGTTGCATTAGTTGCAACGGTAGCAATATCAACTGTTGCACCATTACCATGAATCGCAGAAACAGGTATGGTAGCACCGTTTCCATGAATTGCTGTTACATCAAATGTAAGAGCAGCTGCACCGCCACCACCAAGTTGTGCATCTAAAACAGTGACTGTTTCATTAACAATGAATCCAGATCCATCATCTGTGACGGTAACAGAATCGACAGTTCCACCAGTTCCAATCACAACGGTGAATGTTGCGTTAGCACCAGATGCTTGAGTAGAATAATTAGATGTGCCTAAGGTATAAGTGCCAGGAGTTCTTGCTGCATCAGTTGCACCAAAGTTACCTACAGTCTTAATTCCAGAAGCATTAGCATTAACAATAGTTATAACTTCGGATGCTGCGTATCCAGATCCATCGTTATTAACTGTTGCTCCTGTTATAACACCATTTGAAGTTGTGATATCAAGAGTCAATCCAGTTCCTGATCCAGATGATGTTGTAGTAATAGCAGTTCCGTTTGCATATCCTGTACCTGCATCGCTGAATGAACCAAGAGTATTAACACCAGATGCGTTTGCGTTTGCAATAGTTACTGTATTGCCAGCAGTAAATCCAGTTCCACCAGCGTTAATTACAATGTTTGTAAGAACGCCAGCATTTGCTGTGATATCAGCAGTCATTCCAGATCCATCTCCTCCTGTTACAGCAATACCAGTTGCTGAACTGTATCCAGTTCCACCAACGATAGATGCTAAGTTAAGTGTTAGTGCTTTACCTGCATTTGCGTTTGTAATTGTAACTGTATCTGAGATTAGATAATCCGAACCGCCTGCGTTGACTGCAGCAGCAGTAATGTTTCCATCAGAATCAACTGTAGTATTAACAGTCAAACTAGATCCAGTTCCACCAGAAGTTGCGACTCCTGTTGCTCCTGTGAATCCTCCACCACCACCGTTAGAAACAGTCGTTGCTACAACAGCACCAGGTGTGGGATCACCTGATAAGTTAAGAGTTAACGTAGTTGTAGTAGCAAGATTATTTAACATTGCACTAAGTTGTGCGAATGCATTGTCAAGTTTTGTTTGGACTTTTGCTTCTGTATAATATTGATTAGTTCCTTCAGCAAGGTTAGTTGTAGACTTACTGGATAGATCTAAGTTTGCACCAGTAGCAGCAGCAACTCTTGCATCTGCACGAGTGTTAGTAAAGAATACATTTGTAGATCCTTCAGTTACATTATCAGTATTGATATCTGACTGTGTTACAGAAAGAGCACCCGAACCATCATGTGTAATACCAGTTCCATATGTGAAGTGAGTTCTTGTTCTAGCAGCAGTCGTAAAGAGATTAGAAGATCCTTCAGTTACGTTATCTGTATCAATATCTGCCTGTGTGACTGATAGAGTTCCAGAACTGTGTGTAATACCAGTTCCATATGTGAAATGAGTTCTAGTTCTTGCAGCAGTTGTGAATAGATTTGTTGATCCTTCAGTTACATTATCAGTACTGATATCTGCCTGAGTAACAGTGAGTTCACCACCACCAGACAACGCAATACCTGTTCCGTAAGTAAAGTGTGTCCTTGATCGAGCAGCAGTGGTGAACAGGTTGGTCGATCCTTCAGTTATTGTGTCAGTATTAACGTCTGCTTGTGTAACTGTTAATGTATATGTATTTGCAGTATCATCATAAACTTTAGTAATACCAGTTCCTGCAACGATTAAAGCATTAACTCTATCGTCAACTCTCTCATCTGTGTAATATTTGTTAGTTGATCCTTCAGATAATGCATCAGTATCATGGTTTGCAATACTAGAAACTGTTCCAGTTACATTACCAGTTAATGCAGCAGTAATAGTACCAGCAGCAAAGTTGCCAGATGCGTCTCTTAGGACGAGGTTGTTAGCAGAGTTAGTAGATGCAGAAGCAACGTTGATTACAGTATTACCAGAAACACCATCAGCGTTTGTTAGTGTAATACCAGAGGATGCTGTAGCAGAGAATGTTCTTTGTGCATAAGTGTTAGCAGCAGTCCTTACAACGTATCCAGTGCCACCCATTGCTGCTAAAGCAGTAATGTCAGCATCAACATATGTTGTTGTGATTGTTGGAGCAGCACTACCATCTACAGATACAGAACCAGATACAACACCATCAATAGTGAATGTTCTAGCAGTCTTCCATGCAT